CGGGGTGAGTGCATTGCCCTGAGCATCTACAGCAGCCCCGCGCGGCAACGGGGCATCCGGCAGTGCAGTGTCGATCGGCGCAGCCTTGCGCGCCGCGACTTCATCCACCGCCTTTTGCCAAGCGGGTTGCAGGACTTCGCCGGCCTTGGTTTTCAGCGCCCCGGCGAGCTTTATGGCAGGCGGAAGAACGCGGTCGGCAGCGGCACCAAACGCAGGCGCCAAGGCCGCGCCCATCGCCACATTCTGGCCCACATTCTCGCCGCCAGAGGCTACGCCGCCGAACAGCCCGCCTTGGATTGACATATCGCCGTAACGGGCAAGGGCACCGCCAAGCTTGCCGCCCATACCGAGCGCCTGAAGTGGGCGAATTTCTGTCAGGGGAGCGCCCGCGACACCTTCGCCCACCAGATTACCGGCAGAGCGCATGTAGCCGTCCGGCGTGACGTAAAGGCTGTTTTGATACGGTGCCGAAACTTCACGCTGGATGCGGTCGAATTTGGAGACGGCGCCATCGGTCAAGCCAAGGGCATCAGTGCCCTTCAGCCCCCAGCGGGTGATGTCGTTCTGAAATGCGTTCCAGCCTTCAGGGATGCCCTGCGCAAGGTCGTGGACGCCGCCCGCAACGTTATCGAACAGCCCTACTTCTTGGGCGGGTCCTTGTAGTCCGGGTGGAAGATCAGCAGACCCAGCGCCACGAAGAACAGGATCGCCACCTTGGCTGCCAGGAACGCTAGGCCCAGCCACAGTTTGTGTAGGAACAGGGTCAGCATTCCCCTGCGTAGCATGATCCAATGCACTCAGGAAAGGATCATTCGGATCGCTCGCCTGTGTCGGATCGGGAGGGATTTGCCCTTGCTGAAGCTGCGCTGTGTTCTTGACGACGTAATCACGCGTTTCCTTCGGAGCAGACGCAAGCCAGTTGTCGCCGTGCGCCTTCAACGCCTTGTCAACGTTGCCCTCACCCCAATTGTAAGCCGCCCATGCCTTTGCTGGATCATTATAGCGGTTCAGCAGGACGTTCAGCTTCTCGCGCCCGACCCGCTCCAGTTCTGTCGGGCTGTTGTTGGCGGCAGGGCGGATGCCGTATCCCGGATCAGCGGCAGTGCCCGGCATCACCTGCATTGTGCCCATCGCGCCCTTAGGGGACACGGCGAGCGGATCGCCGCCGCTTTCCGCCTGCACGGTGATCCCAGTCATCGACGGCAGCAGCGGGTGGACCGGCGCAACCCCAGTGCCGCCAGCCTGCTTGTTCAGAACGTCAAGGAACGGATCGCCGCTCACTGCGGAAGCGCCCCGATCTGCTTCAAGGTCAGATATTTCTGGCGAAGCCGGGCGGCTTCAGGCTTAGACAGGCCGGCGACGTTTTGGGCAAACGCCTTCGGGCCCTGCGCCATCCATGTATAGACTCGCGGGTCGTAGTTCTGATTCCACGCATTGCGGAATGCCTGCACCGACTGTGGGCCATAGGTCTGCTGCCATGTCTGCGCCGCGCGGGCCATCCCGGCTTTTGCATTCTCAAACCCGACCATTTGCGGGATGATCGCCTTGAGGGCAGGTGCAGTCATTTCGCCATTCGGAGTGGCATGGACGGCCAGTGCAAGCCGGCTATCCGAACCCGACAAGCCGAGTTCCTGCGCGGTGCGGGCGCTATACTGCGCAGCCCACTTATTGAACTCCGCCCCATTGGTGACGGACTGAGGCGGTGCTACGCCCGGCGCGAAGGTCGCCAGCACGCCCTTAAAGCGGTTCGCAGCATCACTGCCGGGGCCAAGCAGCGTCTTGGGGTCACTGACAAGCTGGTCCATCTGGCGAAGTGCCAGCAGCCGGTTCGGGACATCCGCAGCGGAATCGGAAATTTGCTGGAACGCATTGGCGGAATTGGTGCCGACGACATTTGCCGCCGCGACAGCGCCTAACGGGGCCTGCGGACGGAGCGCGCCCCCCTGCCCGCCGTGGGCCGCGTCAAGTTCATTCGTGAACACCGGGTTGCCCTGAGCGTCGAAAGCAGTGATCGGCGTGTTTGCGGCTTTACCGGCTGTCTTGGCGCCCTCAGCGGCGGCGAAGGCTTGCGTAGCCCCCGGCGCCTGCTGATACCCGGTTGGCATCCCGTTCGGACCATAGACCGGGAATGCGCCTTCGATGTTCGGCGCATCGTAACCCAGAACCCGCGACGGGTCGTTCGGGTCGCGGATCGTGGAACCTGGGCGCCCGCTTATCGGGGCAATGTAGTTCTGCTTGGCAACCTGCGACTGCATGAGTTGCCGGCCAATCGGGCTGTTCGGATCGATGCCGGACTGCTGCAACAGCTTCGTGAAGTCCGCAGGCGCCGACGCGGCAATGCGGGCCTTCATGAACTCTTCCGGACTCATGGCGTAGTTCATGAAGTCCTGCTGCGGATTGCCAGACAGCGACATGGGATAAGAGCCCCCCGCTTGCGGTGAGACAGGCGGGGGGGAGGTGGCCGGGGAGGCGTCCGGCGCGGGAGGAGCAACAGGGGGCGACAGCGGGGCCGAAGCAGGAACCTGCGAACCACCAACAGCAGTCGGGTTGACCATGATCGGCCCCGCAGCAGATGCTGGATCACCTCCTTTCAGAGCAGTTGCGAGCGCGGTGGCTTGCGGAGTGCCGGCAGCCGCAGGCATACCGAACATCGGGCCGAGCCGCGAAGCCATCGCCTGGGACATCGCAACCGACTGCTTGTCGTTGCGCTTTTGCATCACCCGCGCAGCCAGAGCGTCCGCGAGTTTGGCCGCGCCTTGCGTCCACGAAATAGCGCCGCGCCCGCCGTCAATCGGCTGAAGCGACTGCCCCCTGAGCGCGTCGATCAAATCCTGCTGGCGCTGAACCTGTTGCTGCTGGACGGCGAGGTCCGGTGAAATCACCGTGGTGGGGTTCAGCAAGTATCCGGTGTTGGTGTTGGCCGGCATCAGACGAGCGCCGCGTAGTTCACGGCCATGAAGCCGCTAGGCATGGTGAACACCGCTCCGGGCTGAACTTTGCGCACATCTTGCGCCATGACGCCCACGCGCCACGTTGGATCAGTCCGATAGCGATAGCGATAGATCGGTAGGCCGGACCGCGAACGGCCAATTCGGCGAATGTCTCGCTTCAGTCGGCGGTCAGATGCTATCAGCGCGGCCGACCCGAGGCTGAAAAGCCCGTTCATCAGATTGTTGGAATTGGCGACCTGGGACTGATAATTCTGGTTAACCAAGCCCGCTACATCGGTCGAATTGGCATTAGAGCCCGGAACGGTCGGGAATGTCGGATTCTGAATCTGCGTGCCCGAACGCAGCGCCGAAAGCTGGTTCAGGGGCTGGTTCTTGATCGTCAGCGCATTTGCCAGCGCCTGCGCCTGCGAAGTCTGGCCGTTCTGAATCGCGGTGTTCTGCGCGACCCCGTAGGCTTGCGTCCGCTGGCGCCCAAGTTCCTCCTGAGCGCGGTTCCAAGCGTCCGTGCCTTCAATCACACCCTTGTTCGCCAGCGAAGCGTTCAGGTCGTTTTGCAGATTGCCGTATTGCGGATCGAGGTAAGACGCTTCCTTGGCATAATAGGCGTCCTGCGCCGCTTTGCCGCTAGCTGCGATGTCCGGCATGGGAGAATTGATCGTGCTGCCGATCTGGTCGGTCAGGCCCAAGCCGAGGTGCGCAATTGCAGTATTCTGCGCCTGTTGCGTCGAAAGCTGGTCCTGCGTCTGCGGGGTCAGGCTGACATCGGCGCGATAGTTCGGAGCGCCGGACGCATCAGTCCCGTTGGACGAATAGACCAAGTCGCCATACGGTGTGTATGTCGAGACGCGATTGAGCGCAGCGTTATATTGCGCAGTCTCCTTGTTGGACTGCGTTTGCGCGGCTGCGGTCTGGTATGGATCGGGGGGTGAAGGCGCTTTGCCCAATTGCTTCTCCATCGGTTTGACCAATGGAGGAGCGGGAACCGCTGCCATTCGCGGAGGTTTTACCAAACCCTCAGGCGCAAGTAAAGCCCAACCATGTCGGGGCCTCTTCCTTTAATAGGCCGAGGATTACCTCGTCCTGATCCCCCGCCCCGAACCGGATCACTCCCTCGCGTTTGAAGCCAATACCCTCATTGAAGCGGATCGCGCGCACATTCCTTGCCGGGATGATCGTTGTCACCCGTCTGCACCCCAACTGCTCGAATGGATAGCGCAGCAGTGCACGGATGCTACTTTTGGTCGCCCATTTCGGGGATGCTGCCGCGAAGGTGATCTGGCAATTTCGAAACGCCGGGACGTAATCATGCACGATCATCGCGGCGAGCATTTCCGAGCCGTTGGTAAGTCCGATTACCTCAGCTTGGGGCCAGACATAATCGTTGGGGACAGTGGTTATGCGCCGCGCAACCCAGCCCATTAGCCGGGGATCGCCCGCGACGATGAACCTGCCGCCCTCGATGGGGTCTAGCCTAAAGGATGCCGCCGGGCTCAAATGTGAAGTCCGTTGCCGCCCACGACACCGACATGTCCTTGGTCAGCGAGGTCATATTGATCGTCGCCGCGAAGCCTACCCCACCAATCCAGTTCCAATTGCGGTTGGTCTGCTGACGCGAGCCCCATGACGATGTGTTCCATGCTGCCGTGTCCCAAATCGCTTGGGGCAGGCCATAAATCAGCGATGGCGACGATGCCCCTGCCACTTCGGAAAAATCCGTTGCGAGGCTCAGGCTGGGCTGGAACGTGGAATTTGCCGTTACCACCGGGCGAATAGCGGTGAACAGCTTCTGGCGACCCTCCGCGCCGAAATAATTGTAAGCTGGCGTTACCGTCGAGTAGATGCCCGCACCATCGTCGTTGTTGCCCGTCTCTGCCTTGTAGACCGCTGTGTCTCCGCCGAAATAAAGAGAATCGCGATAAAGCGCCCAGCACGATGCCGCGATGTTGACATACCGGCACCATTTGTTGGTCAGGGTGTTCATCACATACTGGACGTTATCGACGCTGCGCCCTTTGGGCACGTTGACGAATATTCGGTTCCCTGCCGGATAAAGCAGCACCTGCCAACCAAACGCATTGGACCATAGCGATTGGTCGTTGTTGATGAGCTGGGTGATCTTGAATGAGATGGCATCGGATTGGCTCTGCCGATCCGTCACCGCAGCCTTGGACATCGGGATAATGCCGTCCGTGGTGATCAGCAGGGTGTCATCACCGGCACGCTCATAGAACCTTTGCCCGATAGGGCGCCCAATGCGGAATTGCCCGACCTTGGACCATGTTGCCGCGTTCGACGGGTCGCTGCCGACATAGAGCAGCACTTCGCCCTGTGTGGAAATGAAGCCCACGTAAGTTGTGATGCTGACCGTTCCTGCCACCTGCCATGTTACCATCCCCGCCATCGAACCGCCGAGGATGTAGAGCGAGGAAAAGTCAATCGATGACGCGGCGCCACCGATGGAATTGAGCGGCAGATACCACACCCGGAAGCTGTTTTTCTCGATCAGCCAAACCCGGTTGGCATAGACCTGGATATCCTTCGCCAGCGCGGTATTGAAGCCAGTCACCGCCGGGAATGTTCCGTCATTCTCGTAACCGAATGTGGTTCCATTGTAGACGCGCATCTTGTCGGCGCCGTTGACCGCCAGCAGGAACTGCCCGCCAATCGTGCCGAAATTGACATACTGGAAGCGGGCATTCCCCAAGCCAGACACCACCGCAGCCCCAACCGCTCCGGGCGTGGTTGCGTCGTAAATCGCCGTTCCCGAGCAAGCGAACAGCTTGTTGGCCGTCGCGGCATTGTAGGGCATCAGCGTTTCGACCGGGTTAGCAAAGCCCGTTACCGTCGCGGTGTAGCCGGGGCGGATCGAACAGGACGTGACGCCCGGCACCCAATTATCCATGACGATGGCGTCGGTCGCGGGCATATCCGCAATCGAGTCAATCGCGTTCAGACCGCCAGTCGGAGAGGGGATGCTGGCGGTTTGCGCCTTACGGGTGCGCGCGGCGGCTCTCATCGGCCAGGATAGTCCCCATCCTGAATCGAGCCCTTACCGAACGGATCGCGGTAGGTCTGGTTGTTCAGGGGGATATTCTTCATGCCGTAGGCGCGAGCAATTTCCTTGTCGCACGCATCAGCCCAAGCCTTCTTTTCCTCGCTGTAGTCGAGCCGCTTAGCAGCCAGCCAACGCCACTTGAGGCCCAACACCAGAATATCCTCTGGCAAAGCGAACGTGTCGGAATCCTCTGCCCATTTGCTCTGCGCCGTGCCGGTGGCAGAATTGCAGTAGCTGTTGGACTGGTATTCGACCGTCACCGTTTGCCCGGCGTTCGTGGTCGTCGGCGTGGGATCGAAATAAATCTGCCCTGCCCAAATCCGATACCGCATCCATGGCTGCGTGTTGATCAGGCCCGACTTGAGAAATTCCCAGTTCTGCGGCGACATCGGGCCAGCTACCGTCCACCGCATCGACGGGTTCCAGATGGTATCCGCGATGTAGGCGTTGAAGTCAGATGGGAAGCTGTAAGCAGCCTGTCCGTTTACCAGCGTGATCGTCTGGATTTTCTGAAGCTGCGGCCACTGGATCGGTGCTGCAACCTGTTCCCGGCCCTCACGATCTGCGAGGGCGAGAAGCTGCTTGACCTGTGTATCCGGCGACGAAAGCACAACGGTGGTGGTCGGCAAGCCTAGTTCAAGGCAGGCCTGGTTCACAAGGTCAAGCAGCGTGCTCATCAGGCGCTCAGCAGCGAACCCCAAAGGGTCGCAGAGAGCATGACGAACTGGGCGGACTTGTTGGCAGCAACCGAAAACGCGGCGTTGGTCGCGCCGTTGTTGATCGCGCCACCGGTCTGGGGATAGACCGACAGGGTATTGGCGCCGTTGTTGTAGACGCGGCAGACGTCGCCAGGCTGCGCAAAGCTGGGCAGGATGGCGCCAGTGGAAGCTGCAACCGTGGTAAACTGGCTGTTGGATGTCTGAAGCGCATAAGCATCAGACTGCCCCGTGCCGGTGGCGGTCAGACCCACCGATGTCCCGCCAATGATATACTGCGCAGCGCCGGCAGGAATGCCAGAGCCCATCACATTCTGCTTAAACGGCATCGTCAATATCCTTCTTGGGGCGACCGGGGCCGCGCGTGTTGGTGATGGATGCCTTCAGTTCATCCAACTGCCGCTGAAGGTCGGCATTGTCTGCTGCCAGCTTCGCTAGCGGGGCTTCCTGCCCCATCGCCTCAAGCCGGCCCTTGGCCTTGTCCCGTAGCGCGCGGCCACCATGCCCCAGCCCGTCCAGAGCGGCATCGGACACCGCCGCAAGCTGTTCCAGCGTATGGATGTTGATCGCCGCCAGTTCACGAACCTGCGAGGCGGTGACAATCGGCCATTCCTTGAGCGGAAAGCCATCAGCCACCGCGCGGGCGCCGGCCTGAAAGGCGTTCCACTGCCGCGTGAAGCGTTCGGGATCGGACGGGGCATCAGGCGTGCCGGTCATGCGGACGAGGCGGTCAACCACCTTGGTCTTGTCGCCGGGGATATACATGCGGATGAAGGTTTCGGTCTTGTAGACCGGCTTACCCTGCCGTTCCGACTCGAACTCCTGATACATGTCCTCGTTGCGAAATTCGACGTAAAGCCCGGCATCGCTGCCGTATGCCACGCCGCGAATATCGCCGGTTCCGACAATCTGACCCTCTGCAAGTGCGGGACCATCAAACATGGGATTGCTCCAAAACTTGGGGGGGATTGGGGGATGTAACACCACGCACTCCCCCGAATGCGCGGTGCTACCCTTGGTGTTACGTGATGGCGCCCTGACAGAACGGACGGCCCAGCGAATAGACAGCCTGCGTCGAGGTCGCGACCACGTTGCCGACAGTCGCGCCATTCGCAGTGCCCGCTACAGCGCCCAGCACCTGCTTGCCAGCAGCCGCAGCGGTCTTGACCGTCGCAGTGGCGCTGAAGAAGGCCGAGTCACCAGCGGCGACCGTGCCCGAGCAGTTCACCAGCGCGTTGCCGCTGATCTGGAACCAACCGCCCTGAGTGGACGAAGGGGTCGAGATTGCGACAGCAAGCGGGATGCCGGTGTTGGCAGTGCCAGCCCAACGGGTGGTTGCACCCGTCACGCCGTTATACGAAACCACATCACCAACCGCGAGGGACGCAACGCCCTTCAGGAAGATGAAGCGGCCACCACCGAGCGACGGGTCGAAGCCATCGATTTCGACCCCATAGGTGGCGCCGGGGAAGCGGCCATTGACCGTGCCCGGCGAGGGATCGACATCGGTCAGGTTGACCATGCCGATCAGCGGAGAAGTTCCAATCCATGCCATGTTGATAACTCCCGATTAGGCCGTGAGGACGCCCTGAAGGAACCCGTTGGACAACGTGACGTTGCCCGCGAACCCGATCAGCTTGACCATGGCATCCTGATTGACCGACACCCGCTCGTCGCCAAGCGGTTCGAAATTCCGACCCGAGGCAGGGCGGAAATAGAGGTAATCGGTGTTCAGCATATACATGGTGTTGGACGGGGCGCCGCCGCCGTAACCGCCGTCGAGCACCACATCCGCGTCCATATACTTCAGGCTCTGGAAACCCGCAGTCGCTTCGTCGGTGGTGGTGATGCGCTGGATTGCCTGGAGGCTTTCCAGATACAGACGCCAGTAGTTGTTGTCCGCGATGATCAGGTCCGGCTTGTCCGCGCCGCGAACCAACTGCACATACAGGCGGTTCATGTAGCTCTGGATATTGGCTGAGGTCGCCGCCGCGCCGCCATTGGTGACGGACGAGAACGCCTTGTTGCGGAAGAACGAACCAACCGTGGTCGAACGGTCGATACCGCCAACGGTGCCGGTGGTCGGGGTGGTCGAAACGAGAAGCTGAAGGCCGCCGATCTGGCGCCCACCGTCCGCCGTGCCATCCGAATAGATGTCAAGGCTGATGTTGTTCTTCAGGGTTCGTTCGGCGTTGCCGATCCGCGAGGCCAGCAGGTCGATGATAGCCGCTTCGCCGCTGTTCTGGATCATTTCCAGACCGCTGATCGAAATGGCAACGGCAGCCTGGGCGTAGTTGTATTCCGCCGAGGTGAACACGTCCGAAGGCGAGATGTTCAGGGCCTCATACCCGGAATAGCGCTTGTAGGTGCCGTTCTCCGCGTATTCGATTTCCTGCACGATGGTGCGACCGCCGTTGACCATCTTGCGCTTGCCCTTGGCGGACAGGCGCTGAAGCACGGCGTTGTTCTTGCTCACGTTGTCAGCCAGCTTCCCGGTGCGATTGCGCAGGGTCGTGGTGACGATTTCATTCATCGTCGAAGAGGGGTTGGTGAGTGCCATGATGGCTTACTCCTAGATGCGGCCCGAAGCCGCGTGGATGGCTTGGCGAATGTCATCTTCCAATGACCCGGCGCTACTCGGACTGGAGGCGGGAACCACGGTTCCGGGTGCGCCTGTGACCGATACGCTTGCCGCTTTGGCCCGTTGGGCGGCGGCTTTCTGCTGTTGGGAGCGTTGGCTTTCCTCTGCGGCCGTCTTGGCCGCGAGTTGAAGCACGCGAGTTTCGGGATCAGCGTGGACAGCCATATCGTAGGCTTGTTCCAGCGTCTGAGCCGCCCCACTCGACAGGAGAGAAGCCATCATTGGGCTTACTCTGTCGAAATAGACGTTCTCAGGCTTGGACCTGAAGTCCTCGATCTGCTGTTCCAAGGAACGCTGTTCCTCGAATTGCTTGGCCTGCATAGCAGAACTTTGCTCGCGTTCCAAGCGGTCAAGGCGCTGCTGCAAAGTCTCAAGTCGCGGGTCGGTTGGTGCGACATCCATTGCCACACCATCAAGCTGAATCCCGTAGTCAGCCGCCGCCTTCAGGAACAAGGCTTTGCGCTGTTCGGGCGGTGCGGTGCGTAGCGCGTAATCAGTCTTGACCAGATAATCGACCGCCTGAAGTGGTTCTGCGCCCAGCGAGCGGATGAACCCTTCAAACGGGGCGACGACTTCCTTGACCTTTTTGCCGAAATTGCGGTCCTCGTCGTATTTGGTCAACTGCTGGTGAAATTCGCGCTCACGTTCGTGCAGTTCCTGGCGCACTTCGGAGGGCAGCTCCCCCCACTTCTCGCGAATGGCCTTCTTCGCATAGTTCGGGGGCACGCCATAGCGATCCGGGATAACCGGCGCTTCCTCTGCCGGGGCGTCCGTGGCCGCTTCAGGCTCCGGCGCATCTTCCTTGGCCTTGAATTTGCCGTCAGGGGCGCGCTCAGGGCCTTTGTCGTCCTCTGCGGGCGTTTCCACCACTTCTTCAGCGGCAGGCTCAGGCGCG